GATGTTGCCCAACGCGCGGTCGCCGCTTGATGCGCGGGCCGCGGCACGTTCTGCGCTGTATTCGCCTTGCGCTGCCTGCAACGCGGCAAGCTTCAATGCGCGGTCTTGTTCCTCAAGACCCGCCATCCGCTGACCAATCTGGCCGCCCAAACCGGTGGTGGCCGCCGCCAACTGCGCGGCAGGCGACAAGCCCGCAACACTCTGCCCGGTGCGGGGGTCAACGCCCGCGGCAAACGCGCCTGCGCGGTCGGCAATATCAAACAAGATTTGTGCCTGAGCAAGATTGCGGCTTTCGCCGCCATCGCCCATAATGCTTTGATAAACAGGCAACATTTCAGAGTATAGCGTCTGCAGGCGACTTGCCTCGCCCCCTTCTTGGAAGCGTTGAACCACGCCGCCTTGGCTAAAATTTGCGACGGGCTGCTGCCCAACCCCCGCCATCATAAGAGAACCAACGCCCTGACCCATGTCAGTCGGTTCGCCGCTTTCTGTTTCCATGTCGACGTCGCCAACAAAAGCCCGCATCAATTCGCCAATACCGCTGTTCATCGCGCCTTCTTCGGTCATCATCAGCGTAGGTTGCACCAAAGCCAAAACAGATTGTGGGGTTTGACCCGCATCCTCTTCGCCCACAAACTCCGCAAGTTCGCGATACCGCGCTTCAAGCGGCAACTGGTTGCCGCGAATTGCGTTGATCACATCTTCTGGCGTTTCGGCCATGTCCAACAAATTGAGCGTGTCTTGAGCATATTGTGCGCCAACCGCTTCCATTTGCTGCGACGCTTCTTGTTCAGCTTGCTGCAAAGCCATTTGCGGATCGACCATTCCGCCCGCAAGTTGTGCAGGAGGCATTGGGGCGGCCATTTGCGGCGCCATTTCTGGCGCTACAGGGCCACCGGCTTGGCGAAAAAGTGGGCGCTGATAAACGTTCATTAGATAATCCCCGCGCGTTGTGCGCCGGCTGCGGCGCTCAAACCTTGGATACCAAGACCGATTGCGGTTTGGAAAGGTGAAACTTGCGGCGCCGACGCGGCTGTCATTGTAGATTGCCCTGTCGGAATGCCGGAGTAAATGTCAGAAAGGAAGCCATACTGTTGATATGGCTGCGAATAACGCTGCAGATTTGACAAGCGAAGCGCATCAAGCGTTGCCTGCTGCACGCCGCGCTGTGTCGCGCCGCTTGTAAGCAGGTTCTGAATATCTTGTGTGCCGAGACGGGTTTGCAATTCGCCAAGACCGGCTTGTTGAATGCCGAGCTCGCCCAAACCGCCGGCCAAGCTGCCAAACTGGCCTGCCAAAGCGCCAATGCCCTGACCAAGCGCAGACTGTTGCGCAGCCAAATCGGAAAGTTGGCGCACTTCCTGCTGCGCCAATTGTCCGAATTGGGTACCAAGATCGCCCTGAAGTTGCGCACCAGAAAGACCAAGCTGGCCAAGCTGTGCCCCCAACGAACCAATGCCTTGACCGGCGGCAATTTGCTGTTGCCCTGCGGAAAGACCAAGCTGTGAGGCAAGGTTCTGAAGGTTGCCGGCCTGTTGCACGCCCGCAAGCCCAAGTTGGCCGCCCTGCAAAGCACCCGTTTGCGCGAGTTGTTCGGCCGAAAGCCCGAGTTGACCGGCCGCTTGGCCTGCGCCAATGCGCTGTTGCCCTGCGGAAAGACCAAGCTGTGCCGCAACGTTTTGCAACGCCGCCTGTTGTTGCGCACCTGTAATGCCAAGCTGCGCGCCCTGCAAACCACCTTGCTGCGCCAATTGCTCTGCAGAAAGCCCTGTCTGCGCCGCCAAATTGCGGATGTTTGCCTGTTGTTGTGCTTCGGACAATCCAAGCTGACCGCCCTGCAACGCCGCTTGCTGCGCCAATTGTTCGGTGCTGAGTCCAAGCTGACCCGCCAAGTTGCGGATGTTGGCTTGCTGCTGAAGCCCTGCAATGCCCAATTGGCCGCCCTGTAAAGCACCCGCCTGCGCCAATTGTTCGGCTGACAAACCGAGTTGACCGGCGGCTTGCGCCGCTCCAATGCTTTGTTGACCGGCAGAAAGGCCAAGCTGTGCCGCAACGTTTTGCAACGCCGCTTGTTGCTGCGCGCCAGTAAGTCCGAGTTGCGCGCCTTGCAAAGCGCCCTGTTGCGTCAGTTGTTCTGCAGAAAGGCCCGTTTGAGCGGCCAAGTTGCGAAGATTGGCTTGCTGCTGCGCTTCGGACAGTCCAAGCTGACCCGCCTGCAGAGCGCCTTGTTGCGCCAATTGTTCGGTGCTTAAGCCAAGTTGAGCGGCCAAGTTGCGGATATTTGCCTGCTGCTGAAGACCTGCAATGCCCAATTGGCCGCCTTGCAATGCCCCTTGTTGCGCCAATTGTTCGGCCGACAAACCAAGTTGACCCGCCTGACCGGCAGCTTGAAGAGCGGTGCCCGCACCCGCCTGACCAAGTTGACCGGTCAAAGCTGCCAATTGCTGCTGACGACCCTGTGCTTGTTCAAACGCTTGTTGTGCACGCTGCGCTGCGGACTCAAAACCTGCCGCGCGCATTTGTGCTGCTGTGCGACCTTGTTGTTCCAGAACATTGCGCTGTAGTTCTTGTTCGGCTACGGCCTGACGCGATCCGCCAAAAGCGCCCGCACCAACAGCCTGCGCCCGCACACCCTGCTGTGCGATTTGGCCTTGGCGCTGAATGTCCGCCAAAGCCTGTTGAACGGCTGCATCTTCGTAAGCATTCATAAACGGGCTAATTTGGCCCGGCTGAAACGCCGTGCCGGTGCCGGCCAAAGAAGCAATACCCTGCTGGGCGGCGGCTTGACCCAAACCGCCTGCCCCCATCAAAGCTTGTTGCGCGGCGGCCGTGCTCTGCCTTGCACGAGCGGCGGCAACATCTGCGCCCGTTTGCGCAAAACCAACTTCACCGGGGAACAGAGAGGCAGTGCCTTCAAGAGCCGTTTGCGCTCCGGCAGTGCCTAAGCGTGCACGTTCTGCGGCTGTTTGCAAACCTGCTTGCGCGGCGGCAATGTCCTGACCCAGAGCGCCGCCTACTTCCCCCAAACCTGCGCCAGTTTGCGCAGCCAAATCACGCGCACGCTGAGACGCAAGCGCCGCAGAATATTGGCCAAGACCAACTTGACCCGGAATGGTGCCCGCAGTGTCACGAATAGCTTGTTGGCCAATAGCCGCAGCTTGTTGACCAATATTTGCGCCACCCGCCAAACCTTGTTGCGCCGCTGCCGTGCTTTGCCGTGCACGCGCGGCCGCAACATCTGCGCCTGTTTGGGCAACACCCACTTCGCCGGGAAGCAGGGAAGCCGTCCCTTCAAGAGCGGCCTGCGTTCCTGCCGTGCCAAGACGCGCAAGGCCCGCGGAGGTTTGCAAACCCGCTTGTGCGTTCGCAATATCTTGACCAAGAGCGCCGCTAACTTGACCCAAACCTATGCCCGTTTGTTCCGCTAATTCACGGCCACGTTGTGCCGCAAGAGCAGTAGAATACTGGCCAAGCATAACATCACTTGGGATGGTGCCCGCCGCTCCACGAATAGCCTCTTGGCCAAAAGTTGCGGCTTGTTGCCCAATATCCGCACCGCCTAAAACCTGTGCTTGGCCGGCGGCCCCTGTTTGACGCGCTCGTTGCGCGGCCAAAGCCGCCTCTTGTTGCGCGGCGGCTGTTTGAAGGCCGGGCTGCCCTGCAAGACTTGTCAAAGCCGTTGTTCCGCGGGCCGCGGCCTGTTGGCCGAGGGCCGTGCCTCCTAGAAGCTGCGCCAAACCTTGCTGCCCAATGCCCGTGCCCAAGCCGGTTGCTTGCTGCAGGGTTTGGTTTGCTGCTGTTTGGTATTGGAACGGAAGACCGCGCTGCGCGGCGGCAAGCTGTGAGGCTTGGTTAATAAACTGCTGTGCGGCGCCCGTGCTTCCAACGGCTTGCTGCAGGGTTGGTGCTGCGGTGCCCGCGATAAGGTTTTGACCCTGTTGGATCATTTGCGAGCCGCTGCCTAAGAAAGGCGCGTATCCGCCAATGCCTTGTTGCGCGGCCGCAACCGCCGCTTGTTCGGCAGGTGAAAGTTGCGCAACTTGATAATCCGGTGGCAAAGTGCCTTGGCTAATGCGTTGGCGCGTAAAATTTTGAACGTCTTGCAAAAGACCAAGACGGTAGGCTTCAATGGCCGGGTCCTGCCGTTGGATCATTACCTGCGTATTGGTCATCGTGCGACGCCTCCTTCAAACATTCGCATCATATCATACATGCGACGCACACCTTTTTCGCGGCTGCCGTTTCCTGCGCCACGAACGGCTCGGGCAGTCATTACAAATTCGCCATCAGACAACATGGCCGGAACGTCGTCGGAGGTTTCTGTGCCGGGGCCAGAAATATAGCCCATGCGGCGAGGAAAGCTTTCCATTTCTCCACCCATTGCCGCCATTTGAATCGGCTCAATTTGGATGGGCGGTATTTGCACGGGCGGCAGGCTCGGGACCATTTGACCGTACGGCGTTGGAACGGCAATTTGTGAGGCCGTCAGATAAGTTGGCTCAGGCGCAACGCCTACGCGATATTGCTCTGGGTTTTGTGCAAGAAGGTCTGTCGAGGTTGTTTCGTAACCGGGCATTTCAACAGGCTCTGCTTCAACCGGATCAAATGCGCCAGTCAATGCGCCAACCGCTAAACCGCCGGCCAATGTTGGGCCGAAACGACGAAGAACAGAAGGTTGTCCCGCACCTTCGGCCAATTGGCTGAAGATAACGTCTTGGCTTACGCCTGTTTCGGCCGCAATTCGAGACGCTTCTTGAGCAAGCTCTGCGGTAGAAGCAGGTTGCGCCGGCGTAAACACATCACGAACGCGATCAAAGAAACCGCCGCGCTCCGCAGGAGCCGATACGCTTTCTGCAACTTGCTCCCCAACAATTGTTTCTCCGCCGGGCGCCGCGCCGCGGGTTGATGCGGTGGGAACCATGGCGACATCGGGGCGGAATTGCGCAGGCAAGCCCTGTTGCACACCAGACATAAAGCCTTGGCCACTCATTACGCCGGACATACCCGAATACAAACCGCCGGCCGCTCCGCCAATTAAGGCGCTTCTTAAAGCATCTTTTGCCGACCCACCTTGCACCAACGTTCCCAACCCAGCGCCAAGCGCACCAGATGCAATTGTGCCAAGGCCCGGCGCAATAGCATTGATTGCGATTGGCAAAATGACGGGGGCAACTTTTTTAACAACGTTTACAACTTTTTTTGCAATCTTTTTTACACCACGCACAAGCTTTTTAAGAAAAAACTCACGCTGGCCGGTCATTGGATTGATTGAGTTCGCATCGCTGCCAACAATATAGGCTTCTGGATCAGCCCCTTCTGCGGCGATGCCTTGCATAATTTGATTACGAAGTTCAGGGTTGTTTTCAACAACTTCGCGCGGCACAATCATTTCTCGCTCAGACGCGTGAACAATGTAATTGTCCCCGTTGCGCCCCATCTGCGCCATGCGGTTGGCAATATCTGCCATCGAATTAATGCCCGCCGACGGGCCAAACGCCAAAATGTTGTCGTCGATTTCGTCCATGTTGGACGTCAAAAACGACGCAAGGCCCCCGTCAGGGATATTCATCGATTCTGTCGCAGTCGTCGCCATATTAGGCTTCCCCTACAATAGCTTCCGGAGCAGTCACAACAATAGAGGTACTTCGGGCCTCTGCGCCTGTCCAAGCATTTCCGCACTCTGGGCAATTGCCGTTTGGATAGCTTGCAATTTCTTCGGGCGTATCAACTGCGTTGTCACAATTTATACAGTGGACTTTATCATAGCTTGTTGAAGGTTTCCACCCAATGATGTTTGACATAACGAACCCTTAAAGTTGTAACTGACTAACGTTTACAATAACCGACGGCGCATCTGGTGCAAAAGCAAGTCCGGTGATCGGAACAAGATCAACATCCGTGCTATCTGCGGCCCAGTATAATTCAACATAATCGTTTGCTGCCAGAGATATTGTATAATTTAGCGAAATTGGGGAATACCCATTGTTCAAGTCGTTTGTGATTGCTCGAACCGTATCGGTAACGTCCGAGCCGTTTTTGCGAAGCCAAAAATAAATATTCTTTGAGCTACTGCTGCCAGATTGAACCTGCAAACTGGCGTCGACTTGATAAAACCCCGATTCCGCCACAACCAAACGAGAAGTCGGCGTGCCAACAGAAACGCCATTGGACGACAAGGTTGTGCCCAGTGTAATCGCCGTTGCCGTGTTAATTGTCCCAATGGTTTGCGTGGCGGTGCTGTCAAACGAGCCGTAATTTAAGCTCATTGGGATTGTGGGGCGCACCATAATTTCGCCGTCCGTCGCATCAACCGACAAAACCGCCGCAACAACAATCACAACATTCGGCGCCGTAGGGCGCACATTTGTCAAAAGACCCGCCGTTGTGGGAGACGCATATAAAATATCGCCCACATTCCAAGTTTCGCCGCCCGGACCGGTCGTGTCCAAACCGCGTACCTTGCCGTAAAGCGTAACAGGTCCCGTCTCGCCGTCGGGCATGTCATATGTCGTCACGCCGACAAAATACAATTCGTTTGCAGAACTGTTCGCAATATACGGAGCAACCTTAATTTCGCCGTTTACGCCCGTAAAACCAACAACCGTTCCGTTATCAATCTGACTGCCCGTGTCGTTGTTGACGCGCATATAGGTTTCAAACCCAATCTGCTGCACAACGCCATCGCCCATCGTCAAGTCAACAGTTTCGTCAGAAATATTCCAAGACAACTGCCCCTGATCTACGTTTCCCAACTGTTCGGTCAACGTCAATTCGGTCGCGCGCCACGGGCCGGGCGTGTTCATTTGCTGCGCATACACAGAGAAAGCCCGAGTCAATTCCGAAAAATAATTTCGGTCATACGCCATTGGCGGCACAGGGAAATATGGAATGGGGACGTTGCGGCTCATCGACGCCCATCCGGCTGTAGATCATACCGCAAACTGCCCAAGCGCCAACTCACGTTTAAGTCGTTCGATTCAACCAAAACGCTAAATTGACGCCCGCGCAACCGTAGAAAGACCTGCTCTGTTTCTTGAAGAACCGTGCTCGTTTCTGAACGGAAATAAGTTCCGCCCGGGGCGTTCCTGACACGCGTTGTAATGTCAACGCTTGGCGACAACGCCGTAGAATTTTCAAAACCAACGTCGGGAAGCATTCGTCTAATAAACGTAAACTGTTCACCATCCGCCAAATCCAGCGGACTTGAACGAATGTAGGCTACGATTGGAGATTCTGGCGAAGTGCTGCCGTCATTAAACCCAAACTCATGATCATATAAATAGCCGTCAGTGCTTGCTGCAATCGGATATTGCCAAATGCCGCGGTCAAGCCAAACCGTTCTAGGCAAGACCCCGTAATACCACACATTTTCCAAATAATTGTAAACCACATATCGATTGTTTTCTTCACTGTCCGCCGATGGGTAAAACCACCAAATTTCGGAAAACTGCGAGTTTAAACCCGCCGTAATCTTTTGCAATTGGCCTTCATTAATGTTGGAAAAAATAAATTCACGAACGGTGCAAGGCAGCCGTTGCACCGAACCGCTGTAAACATAAAATTCCGATCTTCCCATCCAAAAAACATTATCGTCGACCGCAATCACAGAATTGGGTCCCGCAATCGTTATGTTTTCAGACAGAGAATTTACACCAAAGGTAAATGGAGGCCCCAAAAATTGCATTGAATAAATGGTGGTGTCGGTAAACACAAGAATTTGCTGGCGCGTTTCAACCGCTCGAATAATTTCAGAGCCCGAACCAAGGCGCAGTTCCCCTGCGGTATTAGTCGCGGTAGATTCCCAATCCGTCAAGCTTTCCTGCGAAGAAAACCGAATAACCAAGGGGTCTTGAACGCCCGGGTCTGCTTCTGGGTCACATCCAAAAGCAATAACGTGGCGGTCGGTATCCGAAACCAAAACCTGCTTTGCAACGCTGGGCGTCTTGTTCGCGCCCACTAGGCTTGTAATGTTTACAGCGCGCGTGGAAAGGCCGTTGGTTTTGTCCCAATAATAAATTCCGCCATCACGCACATTCATCAAAAGGTCTTCGCCAAAGTTGTCGTGCGTCCAAAGGCGAAGGGTGTTGGTTACAATATCCTCTTGAGAGGCCGAACCCCAAGTGCTTCGGCCCCATGTGCCTGCGCCCCATCCCGCGCCAGAAACACTGATATCTAGGCCGGTGTTGATTTGATAGGCACCAACTACTGAAGCACCGCCGTTACCTGTATCAGACCCATCGGCATTAACCGTTACAGGGTTTAGCTGGCCGCCGTCCGTAATGCTCCAAATAGGAGTGTCTGCCTGCCGAGCGACAATTTTGTAATTGTCATCGTCAACGACCTCGGTGATATAATATTCTTGGTTCAGCACATCTGCAGTAATATTGCCACCCAAACTGACGGCGCCGCTATACGTCACAAAATCGTTAACCACCGCTCCATGCGCAGTGTGAGACACCGTAATTTCAGAAGACCCGCTTGTTGCAGAAAAGGTAACATCGCCCGCAGACGTTGTTGCGCGAAGAGGCGTAATGTCGTTATAAAAACCGCCTTCATCAATGTAATATTTGAGGTGTGTTCCAACGCCCGTATATTGATCCCGGTCCAAGGAAACCCACGGATGCAACGCGCGGCATGTCCCAAGAAAAGTGTTTGCAGACCGTTTGCCCCAACCGCCTATTTTTTGAGGAAATCCTTTTTGAAAACGAATATTGTCACAGTCGTACCACCCCCCTTCATTTGTGTAGGAGGTTACTTCTCGGTTAATTCCGGGCCGAAACTGTAACTTTGTAAGCGGCATTTATCACGAAATCTCTTCATAAGTAACAATCATCTTAATGTCATTACCTGCGCTGGCGGTAGCACCAAGCGATTTATCTTCCTCAACGTAAATTGGGGCATCTCGGGTTACAATATCAAGATAGGTGTTTGCGGCAACCTCTTTCGCTTGAACCAGCTCCGCTTGGCTTCCCCCAAGATCGTCTTCGTTATAAAGACTAACCGTGATATTAGCCGCGTTTGTGCCGTCTACGTTTACAGCACGAACCAAAAGTACTCGAAAAACCTTACCAGACGCGGCAAGGTTGTTAAGTATTATTGTCGTACTGGTGGTTGCAAGCGTGGTCGTAATTGTCTTTCCGACAAGGCTTGTAACATTTAAAATGTTTGGCGCAGCCATGTTCGTCTCCTATGCAAAAATAATGCTGTAAGCCAAGGCGCGTCCCGGCTTGGCAACTTCTGTAAACGAAAGGGAACCAGACCCATCTGTAATAATCGCTTCATCTGTCGACCCGTCAACAGTTGGAAGAGTAAAAGCCGTTACAAACGCTTGCAAATTGTCATCAAACGCCAAAACATCCGCGCCAATTTCAAGGCCCAAATTAGCGCGCGCCGCGGCTTCGCTGCTTGCGCCCGTGCCCCCGTCTGCAACAGCAAGGTCCGTGATACCCGTAACAGAACCGCCTGTAATGTTTACGCTGTTCATAGCCAAGGTGTCGGTAAGATTAAAAACTTGTGCCCCCGCACCTGCGCCGTCAGCGTAAATAATCGCACTGTCGTTGTTTTGAATTGTGATATCGCCGCCAGTGCCTTGCGTAAAGGTGCACGCCTCTCCGGAAGTGTTTACCACAAAGTAGATATGCTGCCCGTCATTGGGCGAAATCGTAATGGTGCAGGCCGTGGTTGCGCCGGTTAGCACAAGCGTTTTGTATTGCCCGTCCGAAAGAACTCCGTCAGAAGTCAGAAGCGTATGCGCCGCCCCTGATCCGGACAAATCAATCGTACCGACGCCATTAGTCAATCGGTCAATAATGTTCAAATTGTTGTTGGTAGTCGTGCCCCACGTACCGGATTGTTCCCCGTTACGGATAAGCTCAATACCAGAATTTGCGGCATATGTACTCGGCATGATGTTCCTATGCGGCTACGATTTCTGTCCAAACAGTATCTTGGTCTGGAATAAGTCTGCCCCAAACTAGCACAGAACCTACCTGCCCGCTACCCGAAACGCCTGTTACGTCAACGTTTGCAGAAGCTTGAACAGTGACTTGACCCACCTGCCCTGTGCCCTGCGGGCCAAAAACAATTGGAATAACCGAAGTAGTGCGCTGCGTAACCACACCAACAGCAGAGGTGCCTACAAGGCCCGTAACGTTTAAATTTGCGTCGCCAATAATTGTCGGGACAGTGACTTCCCCTGTAGCCTCTAGGCCCGTTGGAAAGACATTTGCATCACCCGTAACAGTGACCGAACCGACGTTTCCGTTTGCCTCAAGGCCGGTGACAGGAACGTTCGCGCCACCGGTTGCCACAACCGAGCCAACTGCAGAAGTTCCTCCAACACCGCTTGGGAGCACGTTTGCGTTGCCGATAACAGTGACCGTGCCAACGCTACCCGTGGCTTCAAGACCCGCGGTTGGCGTTATGGACGATCCGGAAGCCGTTACCGAGCCAACTTCGCCCGTGGCGGCAATGCCCGTAAGAAGGGTTACGCTTGTTCCGGTAATAGCGACAGAGCCAACTTCGCTCGTTGAGGCAACTCCAGTTACAGCAGCAACAGTTGAAACGGACGCCGTTACCGATCCAACTTGCCCCGTGGACTCAACACCTATAACCTGCAGTTGCGCAAAACCGATAATTGTTACCGATCCAACTTGCCCCGCTCCCTGCACCCCAGATGCACGAATCTCCTCGCTTGGTACGGCGGCAAGCGGCGTAGCAGCTAGTGGGGCAAAACCGAGCATTTATATATCCTTATGTTGTTCGCTGCAGCGTTTCTTCAGGTTCTACCCAAGATAATGTCTCTTCATCCCAAACATAATCTTTATTATCGTTGGGGTAAGCTACTGGTGCAACCCATGTACAAGTTTCCTCCTCCAAGACCCAACTATCGAATGGCTTGGGTGGAATAAACACATCACGCTCACTGTCATATGTGAAGCCCGCGCCTGCGAAGTTCTTGCGGAAGTTGGAGTTGTAGCTTGTTTGAACCCAAGTGCCGCCGAATAAGCCACGGCAGAAATCAGCGCCAAGCTGTTCCTGCTCCACGCCATTGTCGTCAAGCAACTCATTGTTATGCACCACGATTACTCGCAGCACCTTGTTGTTCAAACCGATTTCAGCAAAGTGTGCCATGTTGTCCTCAGAAAGTTATGCTGCCAGAGCCAGTGAATGTATATATATTATATGAGCCGTCAGTTGTCACGGTTGGCGATCCTGTGGTGGATGCTGCGGTTGCCAGTGTGCGGATGATAACTACGCCTGAGCCACCTGTCCCCGCTGAGAAAGTGCTGTAGGCTGTTCCGCCCCCGCCGCCACCAGTGTTGGCTGTGCCTGCGCCTGCGTTACTACTATCCCCACCATCTCCGCCGCCACCTAAGCCGCCAGTGCCGCCAGTTCTGTTTGAAATACCACCACCACCACCGCCTGCATAGTAAACTGCACTCCCAGTAATACTTGACTGAAGGCCATCGCCACCGTCACCGCCTACAGAGTCGGTTACACCAACAGAACCAGTTTGGTCTGCACCACCACCGCCGCCGGCGCCATTGTCACCGGGTACAGCGGAGTCACCATCGCCGCCATCATTACCTTGCCCAGAGGTTCCTGCGCCACCATTACCGTCTCGACTACCGCCGCCACCGCCAGAACCACCTGCACGACCAGACCCCATGCGAGGACCACCGCCACCACCACCTGTGGCAGTTTCAGAGTTGAAAGAGCTATCTCCCCCATCTGAGCCTGCTGTATCAGCGCCTGCTGAACCAACGCCGCCACCTGCACCAACGGTGACAGTGTATTCAACGCCTATAACAAAAGCTTGACTGGTAGATTCTATAAATCCCCCTGCACCGCCGCCGCCACCGCCTGCAGAAATTCCCGCAGATTGACCGCCACCGCCACCACCTGCGACAATGAGGTAATCAACAAGCCTTTCGAAAGAGGGCCAGTCATTACCCAGCCTAGCCCTGCGCTGTTGCTTCAGCGACCAGATGCCATCTGCGGCTGTATCTGAGGGAAACTGTGCCATTAAAACGTGATGCTGCCAGAGCCCGTGAAGGTGTAAATGTTATACGATCCGTCAGTGGTTACAGTTGGTGAGCCAGTGGTTCCTGTGGCTGTTTCCAGTGTGCGGATAATAACTACGCCTGAGCCGCCTGCTGCTGCTGTTTCTTCGCTACTGCCAGTGCCACCACCACCGCCACCAGTATTGGCTGTGCCTGCCGTTGCGTCTGCGGGGTCAGTTCCACCATCACCGCCGCCCCCTAGACCACCAGAGCCGCCCACACGGCCAGAGCCTGCAGCATTAGAAATACCACCGCCGCCGCCGCCTGCGTAATAGGTTGCAGTGCCTGTAATGCTTGACTGGAGGCCATCGCCGCCGTCACCGCCTGCATTATTATCCTGACCTACAAAGCCAGTCTCACCTGCGCCACCGCCGCCCCCGCCTGCGTTATCATTGCCAGAACCTACGTTTGCATTACCGCCCTTGCCGCCATCGTTGCCCTGACCAGATACACCTGCGCCGCCTGTATTACTAGGGCCAATACCACCGCCGCCACCGCCAGAGCCACCTGCACGACCCGATCCAGAGCGGGGGCCACCACCGCCGCCGCCTGTGGCAGTTTCAGAGTTAAAGGAGCTACTTCCGCCATCCGAGCCTGCTGCATCAGTGCCTGCTGAACCAACGCCGCCACCCGCACCAACGGTGACAGTGTATTCAACGCCTGCAAAAACTGCCTGTGATGTGGAAGATATAAATCCACCCGCGCCACCACCGCCGCCTGCAGCAGAAGGGCCACCAGATTGACCGCCACCGCCACCGCCTGCGACTATCAGGTAGTCAACAAGCCTTTCGAAAGAGGGCCAGTCATTACCCAGCCTAGCCCTGCGCTGTTGCTTCAGCGACCAGATGCCATCTGCGGCTGTATCTGAGGGAAACTGTGCCATTAAAACGTGATGCTGCCAGAGCCCGTGAAGGTGTAAATGTTATACGATCCGTCAGTGGTGACTGTAGGCGAGCCTGTGGTTCCTGTGGCTGTTTCCAGTGTGCGGATAATAACTACGCCCGAGCCACCATCGCCAGCTTTGCCTGTGGAAGCCCCGCCACCACCGCCACCACCTGTGTTAGCGGTACCGTTTACAGCGGTAGCGCCTCCAGCGCCGCCACCACCAAGGCCACCTACCCCGCTAGTTACAGAGTCATAGCCGCCGCCACCACCTGCGTAGTAAGTAGAAGTTCCAGTTATAGAATATTGAAGGCCATTACCCCCACGACCTGCAATAGTGTTACTTGATGGCTCCCGACCTGCTTGACCACGGCCACCACCGCCAGAGCCTGCAGCGTCCACAACATCACCACCATCAAAACCTTGACCAGCGGTACCGTTACCGCCAGATTTTTCAGGACTTCCTCCTTTAGAAGAACCCCCGCCAGAGCCGCCGTTGCCACCTCGCTGACCATAGCCCCCGCCGTAACCGCCTCCGATAGCGGTTTCAGAATTTAATTCGCTATTTTGACCCTGCGACCCGTTTGCTGAAGTTCCTGCGGGTGCAGATGCCCCACCAGAACCAACAGTCACTGTATAAGATACACCACGTGTAAAAGCTCCGCTGGTAGTGTAAAGTACGCCGCCGGCACCCCCGCCTCCAGCTTCTCCATTACCAGCACCGCCACCACCACCGCCTGCGACAATCAGGTAGTCAACAGTAACAGGAGGAAGAGGCCAATTCCCACCACGAACAGCGTTTCGTTGCTCACGCAAAGACCAAATGCCATCTGCGTCTGTGTCTGAGGGAAACTGTGCCATTTAGCTAATTTCCTCGTAAGAGCAAACCGCCTCCAGATCAGATGCCGCATTGGCAGTCAAACGAAGGCTGTCGCCCTCCTCAAGATAAATAGCTTTAGATAGCACATCCAAAGTTGCGTCAGCAGGCACAACAATAGTCTTAGCGATGTGATACGCCACGCTGCTGCGGAAAATATCTACGTTAATCTCCGCATTATTTGTGCCATCTACATTCGACACATAAAGCGCATTGACCTTGAACACCTTGCCGCTTGCCGCAGAGTTGGTGACGATAGCCGTGGCGCTTATGCCTACAGCCTGCACTGCGGTCTTTCCTGTGATTGTCGTGGGGTTGATCATATTAGGGGCAGCCATATCAGCCTCCGAATAAAAGTGACATTGCGAATGGGCGACCCGTTACCTCAGACTGCGTGGCACTCACATAGACAACGGCAGACCCAGACAGGTTAATTGCTGCGTCACTGTTGCTGCTCTCTGTTACCGTTCTGGATAAGGTTGTGCCAGAAGCCGTATATGTGCCAGTGCCGATCTCCCAGTTGTTACCGTCTTCGATAACATAGCGAACCACATCACCATCAGACACGCCCGCATCAGCAAACGTCTGATAGCCCGCCTCGGCTGACCCTAGCGTAATTGGTGAGCCAGTGCCAGTCGAAGCGGTAGTCATCTTTGCGCGATTGACGAGCGTGGCCATAAGCTAGACCTCACGCAATGCGGATAATGGCGTTAGATGCGTCTGCCGTTGGAAAGACAATTTGAAAGTCCCCCGCCGTTGAACTTTTTTCTGAACCAAAGTCCAAAACAACAACCGAGGGATCGCCTGCCGCGGTGTCATTATAGATCAACGCGCCACGAGCCGTGATTGTTGCAGACGTAAAAGTAATGTCCGCAAAATCAGTAAACGCTGTCGTGCCCGAAGTCGTGGGAGTAACGTTGGTCAAAGCGCCGCCGCCTGCAGTATATGTGCCGGAATTAGCCACTTCGTTGGAAACGGTATACGCGGTCGTTGATGCGTCAAGAGTTGCAGCAGAGGTGTAAAGCGCAATCTTGAAAGTGTCGCCGGTGCCGTTGGTAAAATCGTGGGTGCCTGTCAAAAGTTCTTGTTTGAACGACGTGCACATAAAGTTGCCGGTAAAAGCCATGTCATAGTCTCCGTATAAGCTCGGCCAACTCAGGATGGCCAGCGTCGTTTAGGGCATTATACACAGTTGTCCTGTCACTGTGAATAGCCTGCCGCATGTAGTATGCGACAAGCTTCTCGACGTGCTTAGAAAAAGCACGGGCTTGATCTCGAAGAACAGGTTCTGTGGAATCAGAAACCGAGATGATTTTTTCCACGCATTGTTCCGCGAGTTCATCCGGAGTAAAGCCGCGATTGTTTGAGGTCCGAACACCGACAATGGGCGTATCTCTCGGAACGTCTAGTTTAAACTCAAACATTACTGCTTATTCCTTATAACTTTGCCAGTGCGGTATTCGTCTGTTGTTTCTTTCGCCTCCCCCAACATCTTAATACCCACAAGGGACTCTTGAAAACGACTGTTATACATTGCCATAATGTCTTGTTCGCCTTTCATGTAAATATACGCTTCAATCAGCGCACCATACAACAAAGCCATTTCGGCATTTTCACTGAGCCACGATGTTTGGTTGTCATTCAACTCAGTCAAGCTTTGCGGGCGGTAAAAATAGTGGAGTTCTGCGGTATACGCGGCATCTGGTGTGGGCCCCAGTAAAAAATTATCAACGTCAAACTGACAATAATATTGAGGCTCCCCCGTTGTAGTTGGATCAGGGGTGTAAGTTTGCACAAAGCTCGGGTCTTTAAACTCAACAAAAAATTTGTCGCCATCAATTCCAGTAAAACTTAAAGAAAAAGGCGCCAAAAAATCTGATGGTACTTTTATGTATTGATACGACGGCGTTGTAGTGGCCGTTGCATTTTTTCGAAACAGACTGAGTTGCACGTTTTTAAGAATACGTTCTTCGGACAAGCGAATAAATAGCGGAAGGTTTGCAACAAACCCGGCTTCATCGTTTTCAGTGTAATCCTGAATAGCTTGTTTTAACTCGCCGTATGTCATCGTCATGTCGTCACCACCATTACTCTGCCAACTTGACCAAATCCTTGCGGCGGCCGAAGATTTGGGGCCTCAACAAGCAAAACGCCCACAAAAACACTTAAAGGCTCAACCCGATCAGGCCGTGGGTTGCGCAACGCCTGCGGATCAACAACTTTGCGGCGAGGCTCAAGTTGAGGATGCTTTGCCTCCCACTCGTCAAAACCAACGAGCGCGCCCGTCCACTCCTTCTTCATTCGGTGCAAAGGATACCGAAAACCGGAACGGTCTGAAATGCCGTAGGCGTTTTTTCCGAGCGCGAACTTGGCCATAATTACATCCCGTAATAGCCGATATACGGCTCAATCTGCAGTGAAGCGCGGTCACGGTCTTCCGACATGGCCCGCTCCATTTCCTCTTCATACACCGCCTTTAAAAGCTGCGTGCGTTCTGGCGCGCGCTTGATTGACAAATAATACGCCAAACCGGCCGCCAATGCAGGATAAAAACGAAATGGCATTTGCAACGTATTCGTCGGGTTGCCCGCATCGTCCATACGCACCAAGCGATCCAAAATCACTTCATCCGTGCTGTTTTCTGGCGTGGGCCAAAGCTTAAGCGTAGGATTGATCGACCGATCCACAAAAAACTGCGACGGGCGCCCCTGCGTGCTTTTGTTCGGAATGTTTAAGTCATCATCACGGCTCACGCGCTCCACGGCGTAGTCCGTGTTATCGCGGCGAACAACCGCTGACAAAACATCAATCGTGTCTTCACCAAGCGCATAATCCCGCGTGCCTTGCGTCAAGGACACCGTGGTGCGCGCAATTGTCCATTGATTTAAGCCACGATTGGCCCATTCCGACAGCATCAAATTTAACGAACGTTTGGCCGTTCTCAAGTCATACCCCGTCCGAACCTCCAAGCCGCATCGCTCAAAAGCTTCTTCGATGTATTCGGTGACGTCCAAATCAAACGTTTTTGTGCCAGAAACAGTCATGCGTTACCGCTTTCGTTTTTTCGCCGTCTTTGCGGACTCCTTAAACGCTTTAGCCGTGGGAGCGCCCTTGCTCCCCGGCTTGCGCATTTTCTCTCCGCTGCCCGCAGCAATACGCTTGCGTTTGGCGTGAATGTTAGCGTAAAGGCCCGGTTTTTTTGCCATTACTTTTTCTTCTTTTTGACCATGCCGCCGCCGCGCATCTTTTTGACCATGCCGCCAGCGCGAAGTTTTACAGCCGGCTTCATCTTCTTGTCGCCGTCTTTACCCATCGCCATCTTCTTCCGAGGTGCCATTGCCATTTTTCAGTCTCCTGTAGAATGCCTCCCGCTTTTGGAAGAGTTCGGAGGCGTTATACTCTTCCAGATAGGCGTCATAATAGCCCATTTCTTTAAGCTTGTCTGCGGCCTCTTGCACTTTACTCAACCGCTGGACAAATATCATAGCATAAGGCGTATTAACATGCGCCTCAAACGTGCCGTCATCAATAAAATCATTGGAATCGTCGTCCGGGTGAAAACCCATAACCCATAGGTCACGTTCCCCGAATATACCGCGTGAAATAGCATAGTTCAAACCATCTAAAAAATCATGGAACTCTTCAGAGGTCTTCTTCGTATTACGATCAACAATCAAGACTAGATCAAGTTGATCCGTAAATTCTTCCAAAACATTAAAAAGAAACTGATCGCCCCCGTATTGAAAGATAATTGCAACGCGGCCGTCGCGCCACGCTTTTTTGGCATAAGGACAGGGCGGCAAATTATTAAAATAAGGGCTAGGGCGCTCCAACGCATGCGCCGACCACGCCTGTATTTCTTTTACGATATCTTTTTCGCTTGGATCAAAAAAAGCGTCAAAAGACATGGTCTAGCACCTCCAACGGCGCCTTGCTTGACGCAAGCGGCTATCCGGGTCTTTGGCCGCCTCCGGAAACTTTTTCATCTGCCCCTTCGACCGCGCGCAAAAGGACTTGCGCCGTTTTGCACGGGCCGGAGACGGGTCTTTTTCAGTCACAGCCGTTTTAAGTTTGCTGCCGGGATTTTTGCGGCGATATTCCTTGACGCCTTTTTTCGTCATACCGGCACCCTTAGAGGTCGGGCGGTAATTAGCGCCCTTCCCCTTAGTGGTGCGACGAATAGGTTTTTCGTCTTTCTTCGCCATGACGCGCCTTATGCGTAGAACGCAGTAATGCTTGTGAAACCCGGAGCCGATTGGGTATAGGCCACATAGCCGCCATCCGGAAACAGGATTCCATTGTCCCGCATTTCAACGTCGCTGATTACTGTTGCATCGCCCACGGTGCCAAGAGTTACCCCAACAGCACCGGCAGCACTTGCATTACGAACGGAAACGGTTCCGGCAGAAGCAGGATTGATAATGTAAAGCCCACGCAACCGCATGCGGCCCGCAAAAATCACTTCCAAAGCATCTGCTGACATGCCGACAGTGATAGCCCCTGCCGTGTTGTCATCGACCGTAACCTGCGTCACTGTCTTGAAGTAAGAAGAGCCCGTAACCGTTGTAGTATCTGGGCCAGTAATGATTTCCGTTTGAGCGACCCCATTGATGTCAGTCCCCGTAATGGTGAAGGTCCGTCCGTCATCGGTTCCTGCAGAAGTAATCGTCACCTTGCGGGCAGCCGTAAAAGTTGCCACGCCACCAGAAACATTCGCACCATTGAGGGTCAGGTTTTGAACACCCCCACTGGCAGGCGTCTGAGACTGACAAATGCTGTCTGCATCTGCAGCGTCTCCGTCGGCAGCGAAGTACTTGGCCTGAATATCAGAGTTGGCCATACCTTACTCCTTTGTTTTCTTTGTCGCCTTTTTAGGCGCGGACGCGGGTTTATTGCCCGCGCCCTTAGCTGCAGATGTTCTTCGTAGCTTGCCCATTGATCAAACCTTACGAAACAGTTGCGGAGAACGGTGTTGCCTCGTTGTTGGTCGCCGCAGTGCGAATCTGCACGGCCCACAAGTTTGCCGCAACGTCCTGAAGCTCAACAACCGCGCCTTTGATACCGCCGGTAGTGTCACCGTCAAAAGTGATGGTGTCGCTATCTGCGGCAGTTTCGAAGATCGATGCGGTTGCGCCGCCGTCGTTTGCAACAATTGCCATGCCAGACATTACATCAGTTGCATCTGCAACTTTAATTGTGGTGCTGTTGGACGTAATCGTCGTCAAAACGAAAAACTTGTATGTGTTGCCCGTGCCGGTCGCGGCAGGAAGCGTTACAGCTTGGCCCGCGGCACGGTCCAAAAGAACAGTGCGGCCAGCATGTGCCGCAGCCGTTGCGGAGAGAGTTGCTGCGGTCGCGGAAACGATGGAGTCAGCGCCAGAAATAAAGCCGGCAGTCGATGTCACTGGGCCGGAAAACGTGGTGGAAGCCATTGGTATACCCCTTGCACAAGGTTTCGCCATACAGTCTGTGCAACGTCAGGTGGGCAAAAAAACCTGTCTGCATGGCTTAAGTGGTGCCCTTTGCGGCAGAATATACCACAACTTACAAAAAAGAAAGGGCCTCCGAAGAGGCCCTTTACGATACGATAAATCGTTTATTAAGTGCCCGAACCGAACACGGCGCGCCAATCGGATACGCCGAAGCTGTAACGCTCGCGTGCCTTAAAGCGCATGTTGCCAGTGTCGAAGTCACCTTCCATTGCAGTGCGGATAGGCGTACGCTGGAACAGCTTGAAGCCGTTAGGCGCATCAGTTTTGATGAAGTATGCCTCGGTGTCGGTGAGGAAGTGGTTTACAACCGCACCATCAGGAAGCATGCCCATGGACTTCATTGCGTTCAAGTCGTTGTCCGCAGTGCCCGGACGCAGGTTCGAGTTGATTACTCGCTCTGCGATGAACTGAAGCTCTTTTGGGATAATAAGCTTCATACCACGAACAGCCACTTTCAGGCCGCGCTCGTCCGTGAAACCTGCAATCT